GCGTCAACTCGTTATCAAACAGCCGAGAACCCCCAACCGGGTTCCAGCCCCACTGAAAAATCCGGCTACCGCCTGTAGGCGTGCCGTCTGAATTCGTTGTGCTGTTGGCAACCGCAGAAAGCTGCAACCCGGTATATCCGGCTTGCACATAACTCAGGTCCCGACGCGGCTCCCGCACGGCCTGCGGGTCGTCCACCGGGTACATACCCAGTTGCAACTGCGGCTGATCGGGGTCCCAGCATGACGGGCATACCTTGAGGTTGTAGATTTTGGTCTTCAGTACCTGCTTTTTGAGCGCGGTCAGCTTGAAGCGAAACCCACACCGGTCGCATTCGGCAATTGAGTTCTTACCGCTGGCAAACCGATTGCCCATCAGGTACCACTCCCGATGAACATCTGCCTCGGCACGAACCGCACCGCCGCCTTCTCACGATCCTCATCCGACGCCAACTGCCAAGCCTCGTCGTACTGGGCTTTCAGCACCGGCAGACGCTCCAGCGCCCCGGGAACTTTTAGCGCCATGTAGTAGGCCAGCCCCGCCGTCATGCACGGAATAAACCGGAACGGCACGTCCATGACGTTCACGCCACCACCGGCATCCTGTACCCGGCGCATGCGCCAATAGACAAATTGGTAGTACGGGGACGCCACCGTGCCCTGATCCGGCGTAGGCCAGACCGTGATACGCGGGGCATTGTTTACATATACAGCCGTGCCCACAACCGGAGTAATCTGGCTGGTGCCGTTTTGTGCCCGGAACACCCCGCCAACCTGTGTCGTGCTGTTGATCCAGCCGTAGTAGACCGTCTCAGCCCCGATGTTCAGGTAGCCCGTTGTCGGCAGCCCCACCGTGGAGGACAGCGTGATGGTCTGCGCACTAGTATCCGCGCTCTGGTACGTGTATCCCGTAGGAGAAATCTGACCGTCCAACCGCTGAATCCAGACCTGAATCGGTCGAGCTTGCGTCAGTTTGTTAGGGATCGTTGCGTACGTAGAAACACTGATCCGGGTGATGGTCAGGTCGGCTTGGTTAGACGTTTGATTGGGCTGCGTACGAATAACGTGCTCAAGCAGGTCCACCGTATCGGTAGGCAGCGTGTAGGTGTTCAACCCCTGAATGAGCGGGATCGTGCCCTGCTCAAACGTCCACATGTTGACGCCCCGGTTTGCCCAGTCGGCAAACATCAGGTTGAGCGAACGACGTGCGGTTTTCAGGTCATAGCCCGTGCGCATCTCTGAGCCGACGCGCTCAAACGCTTCCTCGACGATTTCCGTCAAATCGAGGTTGAATGCTGCGGTCCCAGAAGTATCAGCCATTTATTTACCCAGTTTTTTCAGGGTCTGCGCCAGCCGCGCCCGCTGCCCCATCTTGCCCGGGGCTTTGGCTGCGGTTGCCAACTTCTTGGCGGGGATGGGTTTGCCTTCTTTAGCACCAAGCGCAGAGCGCAGAGCCCCGGGTTTCTTGATCGCTTTTTGAATCCATTTTTCAGCCATTATCTAAACCTTGCTGTTTTCTTTGCAATGCCTTTGGGCTGGCTTACGAACTGCTTCCCTTTAGCCTTGCCAGCGCGTTTCGCACGCGTTGTCGCAGCGTACTCAGAAGGGCTGAGACTTTTGATCGCAGCCTCTGGAAGATACCTTTCACCCGTGTCAGAAGAGCGTTTGCCACTTTTCGTCCTCCATTTCTGGGCTGTCCAGTCTTTCAGCGACTGCTGAGGCGATTTCACGCTTCTACTCCAACGCGCTCAGTCTTGTTTGCGTCAATGTACGTCGCTGCTTTTCTCAACAAATCTGCGTTGTCTCGCAAAAGACCTATGCCACGATTACAGTTGGGACACAGCAGCCCTCTGATTTTGCCGGTATCGTGATCGTGGTCAATACACAACCACGCAAATTTTTCTTCCGGCTCATTACAAAGAGCGCAGCAGCCCCTTTGCGCTTCGTACATGACATCGTACATCTGTTGCGTTGCCCCGCGACGACGCAAACGCCGGTTTTTAGTTACCCAGTTGTTACGTCGCCAATCGTTCAAATGGTCGCGGTTTTCGTTCGCCCACTGCTGCCGTTTGGTTTGCATGCACAACTTGCACTGCGATTTATACAGGTGCGACAACTTCCCACCACGACTAAAAAACTCAGTCAGCGGTTTGGTTTGTCTACATCCCGTACAAGTTTTAGTCACGGTATCCACCGCCACGTGCCTTATATTGTTTTGCTAACAGTTGACTTTTACGGGCCGACCACTGCCCCGCAGCGGTGCCTTGCACCGCACGAGACTTGATGGACTCAAACAGCGACTTGCGCATACCCGGCTTGGTGTAGTTGCCCGCTTGGTTGACCTTCGACTTCACCTGTCCGCCCTCTGCAAACTGGGTGAAGTCAGTATTGTCTCTACGCGCCTTGCGTACACCCTTGGGCATCTTGCTGGGAGAGATGGCTCCCATCCCACGGCTCGGTCTCATGATCAGTAAATCTTTGCTTTACGAGCACCACGCGCCGCACCCCAACCACGAGCAGTGCCACCCTTCTTGAACTCCGTGGACATCTCGTCTTCGTTGTACTTGCGGGTACGTTTCACACTCGTCGGTTTAGACGACTTGCTCTCAAATTTAGTCCCAGCCTGCCCTCGACGCAACTGCTCAGCTAGTTCAGCCCGACGCTCAGCCCGACCGGCTTGGAAGCCCGCTTTCGCGGAACTAGCCAATGCGCCCAGTCCTCGACCAATAGCGGCAGTCCCCCGAACAGCAGCAGGCGTTGCAGCCGCCATGATGTTCTTCAGATTGCGCCCAGTCTCGGAACTGTCGATTCGATTGCCGTCAGGTGCCTTGACGCTTTGCCCCGGAATGTCTTCCGCAGTGGCTTTTCGTGCGGGTGCAGCGGGTTTGGCTACGGCCTTGGGACGGGATTTGGCTACAGGAGCCGGAGCCTCTTCCTCACCGCCACGCTCAAGAAAGCGTCGCGCACGAGCGTAGGTGTCCTCGTCGAACCGGCCCCCAGCGGGCTTTTCTTCCGGAGGGTTGTAGCGGTCTGAGACCCCAGAACCAGCTTCAATGAGTGACTCTTCTTCGCCGTTGTAACGCTTCGCTTTAGCCATGATTACACCATCCTGCCTCGGGTCTTGCCGCGTTGAGCGCAGCCATCAGCCGACTTGACGTAGCCGCCTTTGGCCTTCTTTTCCGGTTTCTTGGGAGCAGGCACAGTTGTAGTCAACGCTTTGTCGTAGGCCGCAGATTCTTTGGCCCGACGTTTGGCATCAGCTACATCTGCGGGAGAAACATCCCGCATGTCCTGATCTGGAGGAAATTCAGGCTTGGTAGCCATCTCAGCACTTCCCGCCGCGCTTCATGCCCAGAGGCTTGGCAGCGCCCATCTTGACCATGGTGCCCTTGGTTTTACCCTTGGTAGCCATGCCGTCGCGGCTCGGAGCAGCGGTACGCACAGCGCCCATCTTGGCCTTGGTGATGCCGTTGCCAGCAGAGCCACCCATAGCCATTTTCTTCATGCCTTTCATTTCGGATTCCTCGTGTTTGATCATGGACTTGGGAGCGCCTTTCTTTTTCATGAAAGACACTTCCTTCTTCATCATTGCCTTGGATTCCATATCGCCACCTTTTGCAAAAAGTTCCATCCGACCTTGATTGGTTTTCGGACGGTTGATTTTTTGAATGTCGGGGCGATTGGCCCCACCCGAGCCGAATTTACGGCCTTTGTCCGCTTGCACGAACTCCTTACCAACGCTCTGTGGCACGCCTGCCTTTTTGGCAAACGCTGGGTTGTTTGCAACCGCAGCCATGAAGCGATGCTGTTTTCCGCTAACCGAGGGCACTGCGCTGCTCCTTCATAAAAGCATCGAGCTTCTCGTCAAGTTTGTCCAGACGATTCAACACCCGGTTGATGTCGCCGTGCATGTCTGATCGAGTGACATACTCCTTGGCGATCTCTTCCCGCGTTTTGTTCAGCAGAATTTGGATACGCTTCTGCTCGTCCGTCGCCAGCTTGATCCAGAACAGGATCAGCGCAGACGTAAACGAAAGAATGGTGTTCCACAGCAATTCCATTTCAACAATTCCACGCGCGCAAAGATTTATTGATCCGGCTGTTCGGGTCTTTCGCGGTCTTGGCAGAAGTTAGTTTTTTCTTCATGCCGGTCATCCGGGCGCAGAAGGAGTCGCGGCGTTTGCCGCCCTCGGGCTGCGGTGGCTTCAGGTTCATGCCCTGCGCCTTTGCAGAGGCTCGGCCCTTGGCGTTCAGCCCACCCTTCTCTGACTTGCCTTCCTTGCGTTGCCATGCTGGTGTCTTAGCCATTTACAACCTTCAGCCGCGCTTGGCGGAGATTCTCAATCATGGGAATCACCACTTCTTCACGGAAATTGTTTGTGAATGCCTCAGTACCAATGTGAGGCAGGCTGATGTCTACGTCTACCCACACCTTGCCGCCCGCTTCGTATACGCGGTCGCAAAACAGGTAGTCCTCGCCAGTAAATTTGCCGTTCTTCACAGCAAAGTCGAACACGGCAGCAACCGTTCCGTTGCCTTCCTTGTTCTCGTACTGCCACTCAGGGTGCGCCGCGATCATCTTCTCAATGATCTGGCGACTAATCATCATGAACCCGGTTCCAATTCGCCGGACTTGCATCAGCGAACCGTCAAACACAAGGTTGCCGTTCTCGTCGTACTCCACCTCAAGGAAAAACCGCTTGTCTTTTGCCCTGCGCGGATAAATTCCTGTGGTGACATCGCGCCCTGTATGCTGAGCCAACAGTCGCAGCACGTCGTCGGGGGTGACGATAACGTCGGAGTCAATGAACAGCATGTCCGTCGCATCGGTCTTCAAAAAGTCATTGACCAATGAGTTGCGCGCCATCGTGATGATGGAGCAGTTGGACATGTCCGAAAGAAAAACGCTGACCCCTAAACTCAATGCTCTTGGCATGAGTTGAGCCAACGCGAAAGCCGTTTTGATATTTAGCTTTCCGTCGTAGGCCGGGATCGCAATAAAAAGACTGCGGCCCCGAAGGTCGGCGCGTTTTTCTTCAGCCATAGAACACCGTGGCTTTGGCGTTGGTCAGTGCCGCGTAAACGTCCGTATTGAACAGAACGCCTTCTGCCGGAATGATCACGCTAAACGGCTCACCATTGGCAATCGTATTGACCGTCATCACTGTAGTGCCGCCAGTCCCACCGTCTTTTAGGATCACACTGCCAATACCGGTACCCGGCTCGACAAGCATTCCACGCACGCGGGTGCGCTCAGCGGACACTGTTCCCGACAGCGCCAATGATTTGGCTTTAACGTCGGTTTGCATCGTCATGATGCACTCCTATCAGGCTACAACCGCACCGTTGTTGGCGATAAGCATCCAGCCAAGCGTGGTGAAGTACTGAAGAATGACCGAATCGCCAGCATCACCAAAGGTGAGAGTCGTAAAGCCAGTGGCGGTGGTGGGCGTCAGGGTAGCGTTGCCGCCGCCGTCTACAACCATCACGAGCATTTTGATTTGACCGTCGGTACCGTTCGCCAGCGTCAGCGCGGCAGCGCCAGCAGCAGTCGTAATCTTGGTGGTGCCGCTGGTCAGGTTAACTGCGCCAGAGCCAGACAGGTTTTGAGTGCTGCCAATGATTGCGCCGCCAACCGTGACGTTGCCAGTCGTGGTCAGGCTTGCAATAGAAGTAGCAGAGCCAAATGTCGCGTTAACGGTAACAGCACCGGTGGTGCTGTCAATGGAAATGTCTTGAAAGCCGTTCTGGGAACGAACTGGCCCGGTGAAGGTGGTATTAGCCATGATTCCTCACATGCGAGTAAATGTTTGGGCGCTCAGTCTGCATGTCGTCAGCCGGGACTGTCAGAACGCCGGGAACCCCGGAATGGCTCAAATATATCTGAACCATGGAAAAAGAAAAGGGGGGCCGAAGCCCCCCATTTTCATCAGGACGAACCTGCCGAACCCCACATACCGAGGGGGTCAGACCAGCCAAACGAATAACGCTCGCGGGCCTTGTACCGGACGTTGCCGGTATCGAAATCACCATCCATGGAGGTAGCCATGGCGGTGCGCTCGAAGTGCTTCAGACCGTTAGGCACGTCCGTGGTCAGGAACCAAGCGTTCGTGTCGGTCAGGAAGTGGTTGACGGTGTAGCCGCCGGGGATGGCGCCCATCTGCTTCAACGCGTTGATGTCGTTGTCAGCAGTTGCCACGCGCAGTTCAGTGTCAAGCAGACGCTTGGCAACGAACATCAGCGACGGCGGGATCACCAGCTTTTGCGGCTTGGCAGCGATCAGCAGACCACGTTCATCGGTCCACGCAGCGATCTGAATCACAGCGTTTTCCAGAGCGGTCTCGTTCAGATCAACACCGGTAGCGGGGCTGTTGTAGTTCACGCCGCCAGAGACCAGCGGATGACCCACGCGAGTGTCGCTAGAGTTGTTGCCGAACAGCGTCACGCCATCACCACCAAGGTACTTGCCGTTGAAACCGTTGTTCAGAACGGAAGCGGCTTTCACTTGCTTGGTATATGCCATGGCACGAGCCAGCGCCTTGGTGTAGCGGGCAGACAGACTGTCATACAGGTTGTCTTCCACAGCTTCCTCGGTGATCGAGAAGCCAAGGGCAATGGTTTCGTGGGTGTAACGCGCGGTGAACGCTTCCTGCGCATTGTCATAAGCAATGGCAGAACCTTCGTTCTTGACCGGAGCAGCAGAGAAACCAGAAAGTTTGGTTTCTTCTTCGAAACTACGCTCCGATTTCTCGGTTTCGTAGATTTCCTTGTGCTCTTCGCCGTAGCGTGCGTACTCCATACCGAACAGCGCATTGAGGCCGGGCAGGAGTTCTTTCAGTAGTTGGGCACGTGAAATTGCCATGATTTACTCCTTAGGTGCCAGTAGTGCTGTCATACTGGTGGAGGTTGAACTTCACCAGAAACTCGTAATACGTGGTGGTCGAGGAACCAGCAGGGCCAGTAGCCGTGTCAGGAACCACGTCAATCACGCGAATGGGCAGCGTGGCGGTCGTGTTTGAAGACGAACCGTCAATGCCATAGGCCGAATCGCCGGTAGCGGTCGAACCAGCGCCTGCAACCATTGCCACGTTGGAACCAACGATGTCACGGTTGTACGCAGCGGCGGTCGTCGAGCCAGCGGTTGTTGCAGCCACCCGGAACACAGCGTTCGGGTCATCCACCACGTAGGCAAAAGCCAGAGCAGTAGAGGTCGAAGCTGCTGCGGGGTACATCTGACCTTGAACGGTTTGGCCGTTCGAGTTCACGTACTGGCAACCTACCAGCACACCGACAGAAGCGCCGGTATCGGTAGTGGTTTTGGCGAGGATGTAACCGTCCGAAATACGAACGGTATCGCCGTTGAGAATTGCGGTGGCATAACCAGCCGCAATCGGGATTTGACGGATCGCTCCGGCATACGGCAGACCGTCTAGTCGATTGACGGGTCGAAAGCCGTACGTCTTATCAATGGTCGGATAGGCCATGATTGACTCCTAGATTTAAGAACCAGAACCAAACCCACTGCCCCGGCTTGTTGACGTTTTACGGTCAGCAAACAACGGCATGCGGGGGTCGTTGTTTCGCATGAAGTGGTTGTCCACAGAATCCATCTGAGCCTGTGCTTGACGGGAGTAATACTCGTCGCGGGCGCGTGCTTTCTCGACAGGCATCTTGCAAAGCATCAGCCCACCAATTTCCACGTTACCGCTTTGTGCATTGCCCACAAGCATCAACTCAGGATGATCTTCCGCTTTCACCGGTTCCCACCCTTCGCGCATCTTGCGAGACACGTTGGTGTGGTCTGCCTGTCCCAGAATGTGCGTTGCAATCCAGCGGTACACGTACCCCGGCTGCGGCACAGGATCAGGCAATGAACTCGGGGGAACATACGTCGCCCGAGCGGTCTTTTCGCGCGAGGTCAAATCGCGGGGGGTACGAGTCATAGTTTCAGCCATTTTGGTTCTCCAGTTTTGCTACTTGTGCGGCATATTGCTGCGGGGTCAGTCCAAGTTTCTTCGCCAACGCGACTTGCGTAGCAGTTAAGCGAATCTTTCCTGCACCGGTACTACGCGTAGCAGGTGCTACAACAGTAGATGGTTTCTTTTGAACCTCACTCGTTTTTGGCTTTTCCTCAGCCCCACCGAATAACTCGGGGAACTTCGTTTTCATGCGACCATCAATCTGGTCGAAATATTCTTCAGTGCGGGGATCAACTCCACCGTTGACTAGTTTTTGATGCAGCCCTAGTGCGTAGCTGGTGTATTCCTCAAACCCCGGTTGACCGAACCACTGGTTTTTTGCCTGCCAGCGCAGTGACTTTTCGTCCGGTTGCGACCGCTGGGTCTGCGGTTGGGTATTTTGTACAGGAATTTCTGTAGGTTGTAAAGCGGGCAACTTGAAATTTTTCAAGTTTTCTGACCGCATCTTCATTTCCGCCAGTTTCTCCTGCGCGGCAATGATGGCGTCCGTGTCAAAAGCCTCATGTGCTTCTTTCAACTGCCGACGCGCCATCTCCAATTCCGCCTCAACCTTTTGTTTGGCGGTTTCAGCAAAAATCTCTTGGCCCGTATTGACGCGCTGTTTCAGACTGTTGTTTTCTTCCAACAACTGCTGTGTCAGACGTTGGAGTTCTTCTTTCTCCCGCGCTACCGCCTCTTTCTGGCGGCGCTCGTCATGGCGAGCATGGGTCAACTCCTTGATCCGTCTTTTGACCCCTTCGGAGTAGTCATCCAACTCTGAATCAGTCGGGTCTTCTACCGGCTTCTCTAGAGGTTTACGCCCACGATCTTTCTCAGGCGTGTCGTCAACGACCTCAATTTCAAGTTCGCCTTCTCCCTCAATTTCTACTTGGGGTTCGGCTTCTTTTTCCTGCTCGTCAGGAAACTTGTATTCGTCTTTCATTTCAGCCATTTCTGCTCCTTATGCCCCAGCACGGGTAATGCCGCGCGGGTCTTGAACCACTGCATCCACCTGATCGTCATTGATCAGACGGAACTCCTTGCCGAAAATCTTGAAGCGCGTACCAGAATAGGTACGTACCAAGATGAAATCACCGGCTTTACACCATGCCCCGGTGGGGAACTTGTTGGTGTCTTTGTACGCATCGGGGCCGACTTTGAGGACGAACAGCACGGTAGTCGCGTGTTCCTCGGTCTTCATAAAAGACTCGGCTTTGACGATGCTGCTGTTCTCAAACGTGTCTGCCACGTTAGGAACAATGCACAGGAGTTTCCAACCCGTTGGCTCTGGCAAAGACGTTGCCTTCTCCTCGTCTGGAGCGGCTTCGTTTTGAGTGTCTTTGGGTTGAATAGTGGGTGGGAGTTGAATCCCGGGAGGCAGAATGAGTTCACTCATCTGATTGCTCAACTTTCTCAAGCAGGTCTAGGAGGTGACGTTCTGCAAGGGCCAGACCTGAAATAAGCCCACACAGTTTTTGGTATTCGTCAAAAGAGCGACACCCACCACCGGCGATGTCGTCGGCGTAGTTATTCATGTCGGTGCGTATTTTTTCGCGCAATACGCGTGCGAAGTCTTGGATCACTTGTTGCTATCTCCTTTTGGTGGGGTTTGCGCTCTTGAGAGCGAGTTCATGAGTTGTTGGCGTGCTTGAGCAGCAAGTTTTTTGTCGTCTGATTGCGCTTGAGCGCGGAGTTTCTCGGCCTCCGATGCCGCTTTTTGACGACTCTGCTGCACTTGCGTGCCCGTCTTGATAGCTTCCAACTGCATAGTTCCCAGTGTTTTCTTCTCGTCGAGTTTCAGTTTGGCTTGGTCTACCATCGCGTCAGCTATGGCTTTTTGCGCCTTGATGGCAACTTCCTGCTCCTTGATCTGTAGTTCTTTCTGGCGCAAGGCAAGTTCTTGCTGCTGCATCTGCACCACCGGGTCCTGTGCCTGCTGCATGGCTTGCATCTGGGCCATCTTGGCTTGATCCATGGCAACCATTTGCTGAGCCGCTTTCGCCATCATCCCTGACAGCGCCAACTCAATCTGCGGCGGCAGTTTCTCGTCTTCAGGCGGCAGCGGTGTACCCATGCGTGCCTCGATCTGCTGACGCATCTGAAACCCAACGTGTTCTGCGATGTGTGCTTGGAGCGACGCCAACATCTGTTGCGCCATGGGGTTCTGGCCCAACTGCGCTGCAATCATCGGGTCCTGAATCATCATGTTGTGCACAGCGATGTGCGCAGCGTGGTCTTGGTAGAAAAACGCTTTGAGCGGCTTGCCGCGCAGCAACTGCTGGTTCTCTGTCACCGGATCAGTCGGCTTCTCGTCGTCGGGGAGCGGTACCAACTTTTCGGCGTTCTTGATCCCCAGCACATCGAGCATTGATCGGTGCAACTGCGGCAGGTCGTAAATCTGCGGAGCCATCTGCGCCATCTGGATGACGGCTTGATACTGGACGACTCGCTGCGAAAGAGTTGCAGCGTTGGGATCGCTGACCGGGATGACATCCACCGCGTCATAGTCAGACTGCTTGGCCCGCTTGGTGCCGTACTCGGGGTCGTAGGTGTACTCGTCCGGCGTGTAGTCGCGGATCAGACCCTTGAGGAGTTTGAGTTCCTGCTTGAGCGAGAAGTGGGTACGCGCTTGGACTGCGGAGAGAACCTTGAGTTGGCGTTCCAGAATAGCCAGCGTCGTGCCCACCGGAGCCTGCGCCGACATGTCGCTGACTTTCATGTCAGCGGTTGCAGCAAACCTGCGGCCTTCCTCGACGATGTTGCCAAGGAGTTGGTACAGAACTGCGCTGGGTTCCTTGTACGGCAAAGGAAGAATGTTGTCCCTGATCGTCCCGCTGCCTACATCCACATCTCTGAATTCGCCGGGAGCAATCGGGGTGTCATCACCCTTGATCCGCAGACCACGGGACTTCAGGCCACCTGGCAGGTTGCTCAGGGTGCCCGCATCAACGAGTTGACGGATCAGGCTGGTTGCGGATTTAGCAAAGCCGCCAATCAGGTGGAACAGACCAAAGCCATACGCCCCGAAGCCCGGGATGTACTGGTAGTGCACGAAGTGCTGACGCTTGAGCTTCTGCCCATCGTCTTCGTTCCAATTACGCCGAATAGAGAGGATGTCATTGCTGCCCTTGATCAGGGTGACAACGTATGGAACCGCGATCTCGTACTCGGCGTTGTTGTACGAATCTTCCTTGATATACAAATCAACGTGGCACTCAAGCAGCGTGAACCGCTCGTCGTTCAGATCGCTGAAGCCTGTCTCCTTGTCCTTGGCTTTCTGAATATCCGTCTGCGTGCGGTCGGGGTCCCCCAACTCAATGTCGCGGTAAAAGCCCGCTTCTTGCAGTTTCAGAATCTCGTTCTTCGTCTTGCGCATCACGTGAGTGACGCGGTAGCACGTGTCCAGATCAGTCGTGCCATACGGCAGGATGATGTCCTCTGCCGGGACAAACATACTCACCTGACGACCAAGGTTCGGGTCGTAGTAGACCTTCTTGAACGCACTGCCCGTAGCGGGCAGAGACCACAGCATGCGCTCATGCTCAGGCCGGAACTCCTTCATCACCTCGGTCAACTCAAAGTTCATGTCGTCCTGAACACGAACCGCCGACTCCTTGACCTCCGGAGTCTCCTTGCCAACAATCTTCGTCTTCACCGGCCCCGCAGCAGGGAACGTCTCGGTGATCATCTCCGACTGGAAGCGCACAATCGCCTCCGTGATCATCGGGTGGAACACGCCACACGCGCCGTTCCAAGGCTCTGTTCTCTCCTCAATCTGGAGTCCCAGAAGTTTGAGACCTTCCGTGTACGCCTTCTCCCACTCTTTGCGAGAACTTTTGTCGTTGTCAATGTCTGAGGCCAGATCAGAGACAAGCGTAGCTAGGCTGGATGAGGGAAGGGATTCTGCAAGGTTCGAGTCAAACTCGTCCGCAATCTCGCCTTCTTCCACCGGGTGCAGACTGATCTCCATCCCATCGGCACTGATGCGTACCTCCTCTGGGTCTTCAATCTCTACCTCAATCGCTGGCTCCATTTCCGCCAAGTCCTCGATGCCTTGCGGCGCGTTGTACAGCGCCTTGTCGATGTTGGTAGCCATATAAATCCTCAGTAGTACGCCGCCTTGCGCGGAAACGAGAAAAAGTGTTCTTCCGGCTCGTCAGACGGCAGTCTGATAAAGCCGCCTTGCCTGAACCGCAAAAGAGCCTGTGTGGTCGAGTCCACCAAGTCATCGTTCATCCCGCTGGGGAAGTCATTGCACTCCTCAATAACATCCCTCGCCCATCTGCGGTCCGGCGCCCAGACAATGCCAGACGAAAACAAGTCAGCCACGGCATTGACCCGGCTAATCTTATCCTGCCCCTTGCCCGGAGTAAATTCCCCAACAGGCACACCCATGCGCCTGATCTCTTGGTAAAGCGCCGCGCCATTGGACTTCTTCTCCACCACGAACGCGTCGGGTTGCCACTCCTTGTACTCTTCCAATACAAGCTGCTTTAACTCAGGGAACTCCATGCGACGCTTGATGGCGTTCAAAAGAATGATGTTGTAGTTGTTTGTCTCTTCGTTGAAGAATATTCCCCACGTAGTCAAGGCGTTGTAGTCGGAGCGGGTATTCGCTTCTTGCGCCGCGTCCAGAGACATGATGATGAACTCGCACTGTGGCGGGTCCTCTTTGTCCCAAATCTGCCACCACTCCCGCTTGATCAGTGCCCCCTCTTCCGAGACAGGGTTCTGCATGTACTGAGCATTCCAGTACCGGGGGTCCATGCCTGCTTTTTTGGAAAGCAATTCTTCCAAAGGCCAAAACTCGGGCCAAAGCGGTTTGTCGTTCAGGATTGCCGGAAACTCGACAATTTCCCAAGGCTCTACGTCCGGCTCCTTGGTCATCTGGTCAATGATCTGCCCCGTCAGGTCCAGTTTCGACCACCGCGTCATCACCACAATAATTGCGCCACCGGGCATCAAACGCTGGATGGGACCCGACTGAAACCACTCCCAAGCAGGCAGGAAAACGTCCGGACGCCCCTGTTTTGCCTCTTGTTCAGAGTGTGGATCGTCAATGATGAAGAGATCAGCGCCTCGTCCAGCTAGTGCACCGCCCACACCAATGGCAAAATATTCTCCATTGAAGTTGGTACCCCACCGGGATGCGGATTTACTGTCCGCCTGAAGCTCAATTTGGGGAAAAACGTCCTTATACAGGTCCGATCCGACCAAATTTCGCACTCTCCGGCCAAAGTTCACCGCCAAATCGGCGGTGTGCGAGGCCATGATGACCTTTTTGTGCGGAAATTTCCCCAAGAACCATGCCGGAGCGAGGTAGGAGATCAATTCTGACTTGCCGTGACGCGGCGCAATGTTCACGATGACGCGTTTTTTGCGTCCTGCGGCGACTTCCTCGAACAATCTGGCAAGTCTGCGGTGGTGGGGACCTACCTTGTAGCCCGGATAGACGTGGTCTGCAAACTCAAGCAGTGAGTCTTTACCAAAAAGCTGCGCTGCCTCAGTCTGGTACGTTTTTAGAAGTTCCAGAGTACGCACTTTGTCCTCTGCCGTCATTGTCGGCAAGAGGTTCTTGAGCATTTGAATCTGCTCAGGCGTTATTTTCATGCGGAATTTCTTTGACTTGAACGTCAATCGTGCGTTTTTCCAGCTTCTCCAAAGTG